TTGATCAAGTATTAAGATTATTAGATTTTGATACTAAAGGACCAGACATATTCAGACGATGGTATATTGATGGTAGGCTTTACTATCATAAAGTTATTGATACCAAAAATCCAAAATTAGGTATTCAAGAAGTTAGATATATCGACCCAAGACAAATCAAAAAAGTTAAAGAAGTTAAGAAACAACCTAAAGCAATAGGACCAGATATAATTAAAAAATCTGAGGACTACTATGTTTACAATCCAAAAGGCATGATGTATGGGGGAAGTGGTAGTAACACTTTGATTGGTGCTAGACTATCACCAGACTCAGTAGCATATTGCCCATCTGGTTTAATAGATGCAAATAGAAATATGGTTTTATCTTATTTGCACAAAGCAATTAAACCTGTTAATCAATTAAGAATGATTGAAGACAGTCTTGTTATCTATAGAATATCAAGAGCACCAGAAAGAAGAATCTTTTATATTGATGTTGGTAATTTACCAAAAGCAAAAGCAGAACAATATCTAAAAGATGTTATGCACCGATATAGAAATAAATTAGTGTATGATGCAAAGACTGGTGAGATTAGAGACGACAGAAATCACATGTCAATGCTTGAAGACTTTTGGTTACCAAGAAGAGAAGGTGGCAGAGGTACAGAGATTACAACTTTACCAGGTGGAAACAACTTAGGTGAAATAGAGGATATAGTTTACTTTCAAAGAAAATTATATCGTTCTTTAAATGTTCCCATATCAAGATTAGAAGCTGAACAAAACTTTTCTTTAGGAAGATCAACAGAGATTACTAGAGATGAATTAAAATTTACAAAGTTTGTACAGAAAATTAGAAAGAAGTTTACACCTTTATTTAATGATATACTTAAATCACAATTAGTTTTAAAAGGTGTTATTAATGTAGAAGAGTGGAGTTCTATAAAAGAAAGAATAAGTTATGACTTCTTACAAGACAATAACTTTGCAGAATTAAAAAATGCAGAATTATTAAGAGAGAAGATAGATCAATTAGGAGCTATTGAAAGTTTTGTAGGAACATTCTTTAGTAAGAAATGGGTACAACAAAACGTACTTAAATTTACTGAACACGAAATTGATGAGATGAAAGATCAAATGAACACAGAAGCAGGTCTTGATGTAGAAGATGGCGGTGTAGATTTACCACCTAACTCAGGTGTCACAAATAGACCAACAGGTAATACAGAACCTGCAGATAACCAAGAACCAGAAGATGAAATAGGAGATGAAAATGACAAGTGATAAAGTTATAGACGCAATACACACAGGTAGCAACTTAGATGCTGAGGATGCTTTTAAAGATGTTATGAAAGACAAAATCGCAATGGCTATTGATACTAAAAAACAAGAAGTAGCAAAAGGTTTTGTAAGAGATCATATAACAGAGGTAGAACCAGAAGCACCAGCAGTAGAACCTGAAGTTAAAGAAACAGAGTAAAAAATGAAATTTGAAGAGGTTTATACTCAAACATTTGAGGCCGATGAGTTCAAAAGAACTAAAGAATATAGAAAATTGTCGCCTAAAATGAAGAGGGCAGTCGATGATATATTCAAAAAAATGGACGCCAAACCTCAAAATTTCCTAAATACTTTTGAAAAGACTATATCCGATGTCTCTAAAAAGTACAAAGTGAAAGAACAAGACCTACTTAGTTATTTTGAAAAAGAAGCAATCGGATTTATGAAATAAGGAATAAAAATGGCAGTAGTATTACAAACATTGGTAGATTCAGATTTTGAACACGTTGTTAAAATAACAACTACTGGTACAAACTCAACTGCAACAGTTGTTGATGCGTCAGGTCTAGCTGGACATGACTCAGGCCCAAAACTATCGATTGTTGCGTGTCAATGGTCAGTAGGTTCACAAACAGATTTGCTATTCGATGCAACTTCTAATGTGGTTGCATTATCTTTAAATGGTAATGGAGCGTACAATACATCACAATCATTACCGACAATCAAAAACAATGCTGGTTCAGGTGTAACTGGCGATATTGTATTAACAAATTCAAGTGCATCTGTTGGTTTTATTATTCTAAAGTTAAAGAAAACAGACGGATATGATAACTTAAGCTAGGAATATGAGTAAAGTAAAACTAATAACAGAAGCAACGGATTTCTCTCAAAACAATTATTTAATTGAAGAGAAAAACGGTAAAAAAGAATATAAGATCAAAGGTATCTTTATGCAATCTAACATCAAAAATAGAAATGGAAGAGTATATCCAAAAGACATTTTGATGAAAGAGGTTGCAAACTACAATAAAGAGTATGTTCAAAAGAATAGAGCCTTTGGTGAATTAGGTCACCCAGAAGGTCCAACGGTTAATTTAGACAGAGTATCACATATGATAACTGAACTAAAACCAGAGGGCGATAATTTCGTAGGAGAAGCAAAAATTATGTCGACTCCGATGGGTGAAATCGTAAAAAACCTTATGGACGAGGGTGCAACTCTCGGTGTATCATCAAGGGGTATGGGAAGTTTAGACCAAAGAGGCGGTGCTAACTATGTGAGAAGCGACTTCAAACTTGCAACAGCAGGGGATATCGTGGCAGACCCGTCTGCTCCAAACGCTTTCGTAGAGGGAATTATGGAAGGTAAAGAGTGGGTATGGGACCATGGTAATTTAGTCGAGTCGGAAGTATTTGAGATGAAACAAAGAATTGAGAAGAGAACTCGATTAAGAGAAGATAAAATGAAAGCACTAGAATTCGCAAAATTCTTAAAAATGTTGAGTTAAAAGTGCCAAGTTTTATAAATAATAGTACTAAATAAAAAGAAAAGGGAGAACATTCCAATGGCTACAGAAATAGACAAAACCATAGAGGAATTAGAAGCGGAAGTTTTGGCTGAATTAGAAGAAGCCAATGGAACTGCTCCTAATGCTCCTACAAAGTCTGCTACAAAAGCAGAACCTATGGGAAAAATCAAGCCAGCACTCGGTGGAGAAGACAAACCAGAAGACATGGGAAAAGCAGTAACAGACCCTAAAGATGCTACTGACCCAGGTAAAGAGGCTTCTAAAAAAGCAAAAGAAGTTTCTGGTGACGCTCAACAAAAGGGTGAAGGCAAACCAGACGCAATCAAAAAAATTAAAGAAGAAGACGAAGAAGATAAAGAAGACGAGTCTAAAGATAAAAAAGATAAAGAAGACGAAAAATCTGAAGACGCACATTCTGACGAAGACGAAGAGCAAAAAGAAATGTCTCAAGATGATATGAAAGAAAAAATGCTTAAAGCAATGAAGCATATGAAAAAAGAAGACATGATGAAGATGTACAATTCTTATCACTCTGCGGCTGCTGACAAAACTAAAGACGAAATGTACCAAGAAATGATGAATGGTATGAGCAAAATGAAGAAAGACAAAATGGAAAAACTTCATGCTGCATACATGTCAGACATGGCTCATGGTATGAAAAAAGAAGAAGTCGCTAAAGATGAAGCAGTAGAAGCAAGAATGAAAGACATCAACGTACAAGAAGATGTTCAAGCTCTTATGAATGCTGACGACTCTTTATCAGATGAGTTCAAAACTAAAGCTGCTACAATTTTCGAAACAGCTGTTAAATCTAAAATCCGAGCTGAAATCAAGAGACTTGAAGAAGAGTATCAAGATGAAGTAAGATCAGAAATCGCAGAAACTAAAAAATCATTATCTGAAAAAGTTGATGGTTACTTAGACTATGTTGTTACTGAGTGGATGAAAGAAAATGAACTAGCAATCGAAAGAGGCTTAAAAGGCGAAATCGCTGAAGACTTCATATCTGGTCTTAAGCAGTTATTCGAAGATCACTACATCGATGTACCTGCTGAAAAGTATGACGTATTAGAAGCGCAAGCTGATAAAATTTCTAAATTAGAGAAAAAACTTGAAGAAACTACTCAACAAGTTGTTGAGTCAAGAAGACAAGAAGGTACTCTAATTAAGGAATCAGTAAAATCTGAAGTTACTTCAGACTTAACTGAAACAGAAGTTGAAAAGTTTGAATCATTGGCAAAAGAAGTTGAGTTTACAGATAAGGATACTTACGCTGAAAAACTTACTACAATCAAGGAAAATTATTTCCCTAGACAAAAGCCATTGACTGAAACTAATCATGATGAAGTAGAAACTGGCACCGCTGTACAGGACGTTGCTGACGGACCGATGGCAAAATATCTATCCGCTATCGGAAAATCTGTAAAGAGTGCAAACTAATAAATAGTAGAAAATAAAAAGGAGAAACTAATGTTTCAAACACAACATCTACAAGAAAAGTGGCAGCCAGTCCTAGAGCATCCCGAGTTACCAAAAATCGGCGATGCGTACAGACGAGCTGTTACTACTTTAATCTTGGAAAACCAAGAGAAATCTATGAAAGAAGATAGAGCATTCTTGGGAGAGGCTGCACCGACTAACGCAACTGGTTCAGCTGTTGACAATTGGGACCCAATTCTTATTTCTCTAGTTAGAAGAAGTATGCCTAACCTTATTGCATATGACATTTGTGGCGTTCAGCCTATGTCAGGACCAACAGGTCTTATATTTGCAATGAGAGCAAGAGCAACTAATCAAACTGGTAAAGAAGCTTTGGCTGACCCATTAATCCCTGATCTATCAAACCAAGACGCTGCTGGTAATACTGGTGGTGGCGATCAATCTGGTACTAACCCAGCTGTTCTTAACGACTCACCAAGTGCGGGTACATACTCATTCGTAACTGGTCAAACAACAGCACAAGGTGAAACACTAGGTGATGGTACAGATGAATTCGCAGAAATGGCGTTCTCAATTGAGAAACATACCGTTACTGCGGTAACAAGAGCTCTTAAAGCAGAATACACTATGGAATTAGCTCAAGACTTAAAAGCAATCCATGGTTTAGATGCTGAAACAGAACTTGCTAACAT